CTTCTTCGATAACTAGCTCAGCCATACCTGTACCATAGACAGCGGCGTTAATTAACACCTCACCCACAGCTTTACGGGTCTTAGTAAAGACGAAATCTTCCGATAACTGCTCACGTAGATAGGCAACGTCCTTGTTGTCCTTATCGTTACGGTCGTCTTTGATGTCAAACCACTTACCACGACCAAATGTAGCCTCTTCAACTTCAGCAACTGAGCTTTCAACGGCTTGCTGGAGGGCTGGAGAGATTAACTTTGAGCGCTCACTATCACGAAGTTTGTCACCCGCGTCCCATATACCACGCCATAGACGGTAGTACTCGTCAAACTTCTGCTGGTAGTTAGCCTCGTAGTGGTCACGCCACCGCTCGGTCTTATCCATAACCCAGTCTTCAGCTTTAACCTTCAAATACTTCTTATCATTATCCATATTATTCCTTACCATCTGGTTTTGTTAGTTTAGAATCTTTAGCCATGCTATTTTTTCTTTTTAGCTGTTTTAGCAGCTTTCTTAAAATCTTTATCTGTAGGAGCACCTTTAGCGCCCTGCTTCTTCATCTTTTCACCACTACCGTCTGCAATTCGATTGCGTTTAGCGTTGATATTTGCGTATAGTCCGTTTGGCATGTTTATCCTTAATAGCCTGAGAAGGCATCCATAGGTTCGTAATCATCTTCTTCAAAATCAAAAGCATATGACACTTTAGCCAATTGCTCGATGTAAGAGAGTGCGTCAATCAAGTCGTCATGTACTTGTCTGTTAGGGAATTGAAAAAGCTGGTCTAAGAACTCATTGTTCCAATCGCCTTTGTTTAGTGTTATAGCTCCGTTTTCAAAACGACCTTGTAACGACCAAACAATACGATCTGTCTTTTTCTTGTTACCGTGACTTAGTTCATCTACTCTGAAGAATGTCTGTGTCCTCTTCATAATGTCGGACAGATAGGGCATGACAGCTTGTCGCGCAATTCCCTTTTCTATGCCAACTGCCACAGGTTCGTACTTCTTAACCGCATCGAATATCTTCTTTGCTGTCTCCTTTACATCCCATCGCCCGTAAATGATGTCCTCAACATACCAACCTTTTTCGTTTGCCTTAGCAATCGCGATAGCTGTACTGTCTAACCTTTTATTCTTAACACCCTTACTGCCCTCTTCTTCAAAGCCAGCCAAGTCAACTGCTATGTAGTAGTCGCCATCTTTAGGTGCTTCTTCGTCAAACTTAATCCACTTCTCTTTAAACAACTCACCACCGCCCGCCTCAAAGGAAGCCATAAACTCTTGACGGAAAGCGAATGACGACATGCTTTTCTTAGCAGCGTTAATCTCTTCAGGGTCAAGTAGGGGGTTATCAAAGGAGGTAAAGTGAAAGGACTTAAATGTGTCATCTTCACCAGATAACCCATGTTGATACAAATCATAGAAGTGATTACGTCCCATTGGCGTACCAATAAAGAGTGCATCACCTTTCAAGTCGGCTAGTGCAGGTCGAAGGATTTGTTCCCAGACCTCTGGTTTCATGTCGGCGTATTCATCCATAACCAAATAGGCTAAGGATACTCCACGCATTGTCTCTGGTCGGTCAGCGCCCTTTAAGCTGATTGAGGAACCGTTAACAAGTTTTATTTGAAGGTTGTTGACGTGCGCGCCTGTAATAACACTATGTCCAATCTCCAATAGAGACTGCCACATAATGTCACGAGCTTGACCCTGTGTAGGAGCAACGTAGAACACCTGACCTCTTGAGGCTTCTAGTGCTCTAACGATTAACCTATAGGCTGCGAACTTACTTTTTCCTGTACGGCGACCTGCTGCAACAACCTTAAATCGAGTAGGGTCATTCCAAACAACCTGTTGCCAAGGGAGTAGGTTTATGTTTAAATCTGCCATCTATTAAAGAAGAGGATTTGGCATTAAGCCTTTGGACATAAGTAAATCTTCCATTGTGTTAAAATCGTATGTACGCTCCAAAGGGCGAATAGGTTCAACAATACGAGCACGCCCCATACCTTGTTGCATCATATCTTCAGCGGTAAAATTGCGAATAGGATTTAAGGCTTCTGTCCTAGGTTGTGATCGCATGTCCTGAGCATACTCACGAACAGGTATAGTACCGTTAGAAGGTGTAAGGTCAGTACGGCGTGGGTCGGTTTGAGCAAACTGATTACGACCATTAAACATCATGTCGTAAGCTGTTTGAGATTTCGGCCCCCAGTCTCCGTCTTGCTTAACTCCTATTGATTTTTGTAGAGATTTGATAGCGCCTGTATCTGAAGCCTCTAACCCTAACGGGAGGGTGGCTTTCTTATTAGGAAACTCCATAGGCTTTTCATTAGGAGAAGGGAGAGCTTCCGGTTTTGCATTTACTAAACCACCAAAATCTTCTACTTGAGCGGGGACATCTGGAGCTTTTATGTCTTTATAAGCATACCTATCTGTTATTTCTGGGTAAGCCTTTAAAACATTTTTAGGAACTTTATTAGAGTAACTTCTATTTGCTTTAAATTGTTTATCTACTGTGTAGTATGTATTATCACCTGATTTATAATTTAATGTTGTTGTGTTATCTGGGTTTTGAACAACATCAAAATTTGTAATAGGCATAACGCCTTCTAAGTTTGAATCGCTTGCTGCAAGATTATGTCTAGAGGATACGCGATCAGCTAAACCTCGAATAACTTTTTTATTTGGCGTCCCGTCTTTATTTTTAGACGTTGCTATAACATACTCTAAACCAGTCTTTAAAGCACCGTTATAATCTTCATTTATTATTTTATCTGCTATAGAAGAAGATACACTCCCTGCATTCCAAACAAGATCAGAAGACCATTTTTTCATACCATTTGGTAAATTGTCCCAAGCATCTTTACCAATTTTGCTAGTAACTCTTGGAATATACTCAGATTTTAAAACCCTTGTAGCATACTCTTTTTCTGACTCGTTAGGATTCTTAGAATATTTGTCTCTAATTGGTTGTGTTATTCCATACTCGTAAGTAGGCAACCCATTAGGATACTTTTTATTTTTTACTAAAGGGTCATTATAAGGGAATACTTGGTGGTCGCCATCTTCATGGATTTTAAGATAATCTAGATATTCATCTACCCATCTTTCATTTTTTACACCGTTAGTTGCCATTGTATATGTCCTCTGCGTCTGAAACGTCTTCGATGATGGTAGCATCTCCACCGATGCCATTAATAGTAATGTTAACAGAAGGGCGGCCACCCCCAGCCTTATCCTTCTCAAAATAGGACATCGGTAACATCCTATCCACAAGAAGTTTCCACGCCGCTGCTTGGTTCTTATGTTCGTCATCTAGTGCCGCATCTAGGATGGAGTCAATAACCCTCTTGCTCTTAGGGGAAGCCAATAACCTAGCCTTAAACTCTTCGACCGCCGCCGCATCCCCTTTAGGACGCCCAACTGATCTTTTCTTAACTGCCGCCAGTTCGTTTTTAGTGGGACGACCGGGGCCTCTCTTAGCAGGTTTGTCCATTTCTGGTTCCTTGTGTTTTGTGTTACTATATAGTCTTGGTAGTCCTAAACCACTTGAGGACTCGTTGTCTATATAGAGGTTCTAGGGGTTATATACACAATGAAGTCGTTTGACTCTAGAGGTCCCCAAGAAACCAATTAAAAGTTTCATACCTATATAGTACAAACTCTAAGTAGACATTATACCACACTTTTGCTAAAATGTCAAGCGGTATCTTCACTTTTTTGTGGCTTATTTGCCACAGGTAGAGGTCGATATCGTCACTTATGCGACACCTTAGTTTTTAGTTTGTTCTTTTGGGGATCTCTAACGTCCAGACGCAATCGTCAACAACTCAATTTACTAGTCAACGATCTCGACTGGTGATAGGTTAGTCCTCAGCAATACTAGTTATTCACAGGTTATCCACAGCAGGGGTTTTATCGTGTGTTATCAACCTACTCCGTCTATATAGGGGTTGTCTGATCTGTCCCTAATTAAACCCTATATTGACCCTATTTTGTATCTGGGCGGGTACTCTTACCGGTACATAACCGTGTTCCCCCTCCCCCGTCTCTTTATAGCCCTCCCCCTAACATGGGCTTTGGAGTTGTGGTAGGCATGTAGGTAGGTCTGTGTGGCACCCTATTAGCACAACCTACGCTAACTGTCAAGCATTAGAATAACCATGTAATTTACTAGGGTATTATTTATATGTTGACAGCTTGATAATCTTATGAGATACTATATTCATAGGTTAAGCAATAGGGCATAACTTACACACCGGAGAGATCATGATTATCAAAAGCGAAGCGTATACTGTGACTAATGACCACTTGTTGAAAGCATATACCACTGTCTCAACTGAATTCTGGAAAGCGCATGCGCGTATAACTGAGACATTCGACAACAAGACTGAACAGTTAGAAGCGATCAACGAACTGGTCCGATTCGGGGATGCTATGGTTAAAATCAATGAGGCAAGATCAGCGCTATTCTAAACCTTTACAATAACCCTATAAAAGATGGGGTTATTAATAAGGGTTTATATTGAACCTTTCAACCTAGATAGGATACACACCATGATTTCAGAAGACTACGCAAAGAACAAGGCCATCAAACTGCTGATGCTAGCCCACTCTCAATACTTGGCATTGTCCACGTTAGCTCAACAAATGACTGATGCTAAGACACGTGCTGATTTGTATGCTGACGCACGGGAAGCTTTAGAACGCTACTGCGCCATGCGTGAACTGGCAACGGCAACAAGTCTTCTATCTTGGGACGAAGCACACATGAATTTTGAACTGATCGAAAAGTCAGCGTGACCAACGAAGCTCCTACAAACTGTGGGGGTTTCCTTGGCTATGTTGCCACTGTCCTAGAATTGGAATGTTATGAACCAAGTAATACACATTAGTACCATGTCGGGTAAGCTCAAAGGCTTGCGTGCGATCAGTACAAACACACTGACAAACCCATTCTGTATTAAGCAAAACGCAAGTGGCAAAGCGGATAACATCTGCACCAAGTGTTACAGCGTCAATATGCTGTCAACTTTTCGTAAGAATACCGCGCCAGCATTACAGCGCAACAGTGACTTGTTGCCCATACGTGAACTGACAGATCGCGAGATACCATTTATCAATGAGCGCATATTCCGTTTCAGCGCTCATGGTGAACTAGTGAACACAACGCACCTAGTTAACTTGTTTCGCATTGCAGCCTTGAACGATGGCTGTACATTCAGCCTTTGGACCAAGCGCAAAGATATAGTTAAAAAGGTCTTAGCTACTATGACCAAGCCTGCCAATATGATCTTGATATACAGTAATCCGACAATCGATAAAGTGTTAGCAAAACCACCAGAGGGTTTTCAACGCAGCTTCAACAACGTAAGCAAAGGTGTCATGGTTGAAGCACAAAACTGCACTGGACAGCGCTGTATCGACTGCCAGTTATGCTACTCGCACGACACAACAGATACAATTATTGAGGCTGTAAAATGAAACATGTTGTAGGCTTTGTGGGAACGGTTGTCGCTATATATTATGGCGCACCTATATTATTTAATGCAATTCTAAGTTTTGCTATATTCCAAAGGGTTACACAATGAAAGCGATACTGACTTATGAGGGCGTAGATTTCCAGATATTCTATGACGTGCAGCAGCCTGAAAATGAAATAGGGTTCAGGGGTGAAGTAGACATCTCCGGCATCTACATTGTAGGTAGCACGCAGGACATATCAGAACTACTTGCCGACCACGTGGTTGACTACTTGACCGAAGAACTGCAAGATAACTTTTAACAACATCAAGCCAAGCCTATGTCATGTGGGCTTGTCTGGGCGCTGTTGCCTTTATCGGGGGATGACATGATTTTAACTATTGAATATGATGCTACAGTCGGTGTGCTTGAGAAAGTGCAGCAACACATTGACTGGGCTTTGAAACATAACCCAGACATGAATGGTGTGCGACTTACAATCGAGCGTGGTGACTACACTAGCATGTCAGGAGATGTTGAGGGTCACGCGGCTGTCACGCTGTTTCATGATGTCCAGCGTATTATTGAAAACGAAAAACGTGCTTACATAACCCCGAAATTAATTAAGCACGAAACTACTATGATGGAGATTCAAAATGTTGGATGAACTAATTTTGCAAAGCTGTGGGCGTATTGTGTCGTGTGAGTTCGTCAAGAAGGACGGCACGACTCGCAAGATAGTAGGGCGCTTAGGCGTAACCTCCTACCTCAAAGGGGGTAAGAGCACGCTCAATCCAGAAACCTACATCACTATATTCGATATGCAAAAACAAGCGTATCGCTCCATTAACCGTTCCACTATTTTGAGTGTGACTACAGGAGGTGTGCACCATGTATGAAATCCAATGCCGTTGGAGTAAGATTGTTGTCTACCGCAGTCTTGAACGTATGATGTGTCGTGATTGGTTAGACCTCAATAACGACCCCGACATCTTTGTGCTTGTCAAGGTAAAACAGTGAAAATAATCTTGACATATGTTATAATGATCGTAGCCTTCGTAGTAGCAGCAAGCATTACGAGGGGCTTTTAATAAACCTATACATCAAAGGACTACACTATGCGCTGCATTTGTTGCAATGTGATTCTAACACCAATGGAATCCACCATGAAGTCAA